TTTAGGAGATCCTACAGATCCAGAAACTGGATGGGATGTTCAATTTAAGAGAGTCAAGACTGGCCCTCTTCCTTACAATGTAGAGTATCAATTACAGGCTCTCAAATGTAAGACTCGTGCTCTGTCAGAAAGTGAACTACAGCTTATTGAAGACTTAAAGTCTATGGATGAAGTAATGCCTCGTCCAACTCCAGATGCACAAAAAGAACTACTGGATCGTATAAGAGATAATGGTTCAGAAGAAATTGATGAAACACTTGAAGATGAGTTTAAGATTGCATGATTTTATTTACTGCTGATTGGCACATTAAACTGGGACAAAAAAATGTCCCAGTTGATTGGGCTATAAAAAGATATAATTCTTTTTTTGACCAAGTTCATGAACAGGCGTCTACCTGTGATATGCATATCATAGGAGGCGACCTGTTTGATCGTATTCCTTCAATGGATGAGTTGTCTTTATACTTTTCTTTTATACGAAATGTAAAAAAGCCAACTCTTATCTTTGATGGAAACCATGAAGCAACTCGTAAAAATAAAACATTTTTCTCTCAGCTGAAGCAAGCATCGCGAGATATCAACCCTTTAATAAATGTGGTGGATATTTCGTATGTAGACGAAGATTTAGGGTTCGGAGTTTTGCCATATGCAGAGCTTCACAGAAAAGGAAGTATTGAACATTTTGATACTAATATGCCTTTATTTACTCATGTACGAGGAGAGATACCTCCGCATGTAAAACCAGAAGTTGATTTGGATCGATTTAATGATTTTCCTGTGGTATTTGCAGGAGACTTACATGCACATAGTAATACACAAAGAAATATTGTATATCCAGGAAGTCCTATGACAACTTCTTTTCATAGACATGAAGTAGAAACTGGATATATTCTTATTAATCCAAAAGATTGGTCGTGGGAGTGGTGGCCTTTTACTTTACCACAGTTAATAAGAAAAACTGTAACAAAGTCTGAGGATATGATTCCTACAACATATCATCATACTATCTATGAAATAGAAGGCGATATACAGGAGCTTGCTTCAGTAGAAAACTCTGACTTACTTGATAAAAAAGTAGTAAAAAGAAACTCAGAAACATCTTTAGTTATAGAGAAAGATATGACATTAGAAGATGAGCTAGTGGAATATCTAAGATATATTTTAGAAATTCCTGACAACAAAGTAATGGATATTATAGGAACGTATAATGATTACGCTCAAAAAGCTCAAGTGGAGTAATTGTTTTAGTTATGGACCCGATAATGAGTTAGAATTAGATACTAATACTGTAACTCAAATTATTGGAACAAACGGTATGGGCAAGTCGTCCATACCGTTAATTATTGAGGAAGCTCTGTACAATAAAAATTCAAAAGGAATTAAAAAAGCAGATATTCCAAATCGGTATATAAATGATGGCTATGATATTATACTAGAGTTTGAAAAAGATAATAATAATTATTCTATTCAAATAAATAGAAAAAGTAATATCAAAGTTATCCTAATTAAGGATGGAGAGGATATCTCCAGCCATACCGCTACAAATACATATAAAAGCATACAAGAAATACTAGGTATAGATTTTAAAACTTTCTCTCAGCTTGTATATCAAAATACTAATGCGAGTTTGCAGTTTCTTACTGCTACAGATACAAATAGAAAAAAGTTTTTAATAGATTTACTTAGATTGGATGAGTATGTCCAACTATTTGAAGTATTTAAAGAAGCCTCTCGGGTATCTTCAAATAAATTAATAGAGGTAAGTTCAGAAATTACAACTATTGAAAGATGGTTACAAACAAATAATTTAGAAGGTATGGAAGTACAAGAACTATTAAAATTAGAAATAAATACGGATGAAGATGAGAAACAATTCCGTTCTCTTTCAATAGAACTTCAAAATATTTCTGAAAAAAATAAAAAAATTCTAACAAATAATCAATATAAAGAGCTATTAAGTAAAATAAATATTGATTATATTAATAGTGTTGAAGTTACCCAAAAAGAATCCTATGATGAATATCAAAAAGAAGTAGGACAATTAGAGGCTGCTAAAAAAGCTTCTGAAAGAATGTTAGAAAAACTAGAGAAACTAGGAGATGTGTGTCCTACTTGTGAGCAAGAAGTAGATGCTGAGTTCAAAAATAATCTTATAGCACAAGAAAAAGAACTAATAGAGTCTTTAAAACTAAGAAAAAGATCTAATGAGAAGATTATTTATAGAATTAAAAATAATAATGCTCAGTTTGATATTAAAGAAAAAGGGCAAAAAGAGTGGGAGGATTTATATCGAAGTATAGATACTTCGTTACCTTCCAAAATTATTGATAAGGAAACTTTAGAAGAGCAAGTAAGAAATGTATCTACTAGGTTAAAAGAAGCAAAGAGTAAGCTAGAAGAAATAGCAAAAGAAAATGAGAAAAGAACAAAACAAAATACTCGTATAGAGATAATACAGTCTCAAACAGACGATTTTATTGAAAAGCTAAATAATGCGAAAACTCTCTTAGATCAAGAAAAAGATCTATCTTCAAATCTTGAGATATTGAAGAAAGCATTTAGCACAAATGGCTTGCTTGCTTATAAAATTGAAAATTTAGTAAAAGAATTAGAGGAGCTTGCAAATACTTATCTTGCTGAGCTTTCTGATGGTAGATTTACTTTGGAGTTTGTAGTATCAAACGACAAATTAAATGTTCAAATTACTGATAATGAAAATATTGTGGATATTCTTGCACTCTCCTCAGGTGAATTAGCAAGAGTAAATACAGCTACTTTAATAGCTATTCGTAAACTTATGAGTAGTATATCAAAGTCAAAAATAAATATTCTTTTTCTTGATGAAGTAATAAATGTACTTGACGATGCAGGAAGAGAAAAGATGGTAGAAGTATTACTTCAAGAAGATTTAAACACTTATATTGTTTCTCATGGATGGACTCATCCGCTCTTAGAGAAAGTAGAAGTAATAAAAGAAGGAAATGTGAGTAAATTAGAGTGGTAGATTCAAGAGCAAAAGGAGCTAGAGGTGAATACCTTGTAAGAGATATGTTACGAGAGTTTACTGGACATCAGTTTGAGAGAGTTCCTAGCTCTGGTGCCCTTGAATATTTGAAAGGAGATTTATATGTTCCTCATGCAAAAAATAAATACTGTATTGAGGTAAAAAACTATGAGTCTTCTCCTTTATCAGATAAAATATTTACAGCTCCAAAAACAAATAACTTAATAAAGTGGTGGAATAAACTAGAAAAACAAGCAGATCAAGGAGATCAAAAACCATTGTTATTTTTTAAATACAATAGATCTCCTGTATTTGTCGTAACAGAAGAGCCACCCAAAGAAACAGAACAATATATGTTTATACGATTTCTTCGGTGTTTTGTTCTATTAGCAGAAGAATGGTTAGAAAAAGAAAAAGTAGAGTTTTTAAATGGCATTTAATTTTACAGATAAATTAGTAAATGATGGAAACTGCACTTTGATTGTTGATGCATTAAATTTAGCTTTTCGTTGGAAACATCAAGGAAGAACTGATTTTAGGTATGAATATCAAAGAACTGTGCATTCTCTAGCAAAATCGTATGATTGTAAAAATATTATAATCACAGCTGACTTAGGGTCTTCTTCATATAGAAAAGGTATAAGTCCGGAATACAAACAGAATCGAAAAGAGAAATTTGCAGATCAGTCTGAGCAAGAAAAAATGGAGTTTGAAGAGTTTATTTCTGAGTATGAAGCAACTCTTGAGCTTTTACAAGAAGATCATACTCTTCTTAGATTCAAAGGTGTTGAAGCAGATGATATTGCTGCGCATCTCGTAAGACATAGAAACAAATATGGTTTAGAATATATTTGGTTAATTTCTAGTGATAGAGACTGGGATTTACTTATACAAGAAAATGTAGGTAGATTCTCGTATGTTACAAGAAAAGAGGTAACATTAGATAATTGGAAAGATCACTATGAAGTTACTCCTGAAGAATATATTTCTTTAAAATGTCTTACAGGAGATAAGGGAGATAATGTACCTGGAATACCGGGTATTGGGCCAAAAAGAGCCCTTGGACTCATAAAAGAGTATGGAGACGCTTTAAATATATACGATGCTTGTCCTATTCCTGGGACATACAAGTATATACAGTCTCTGAATGAAAACTATGAGCAAATAGCAGAAAATTATGCTTTAATGGATTTAATAACATTTTGCGATGATGCAATAGGGGCTGATAATATATCAGTTATAAGGGGAATCATGAATGCAGCTTAATTACAAAAGAGATAATTATTTGTCCGAATTTAGTATTAAAACTTTAGAGGACAGATATTTGGTTGGAGACGAAAAATCTCCCCAAGACGCATTTGCTCGCGCAGCTACAACTTTTGCTGATGATGATAGTCATGCGCAAAGACTGTACGATTATGCGAGTAAATTATGGTTTATGTTCTCAACTCCAGTTCTTTCAAATGGAGGAACAAAAAGAGGACTACCAATTAGTTGTTTTTTAAATTATGTCGATGATAGTCGAGAAGGAATCACAGATCACTATACAGAAAATGCTTTTCTATCGTCTGTAGGCGGGGGAGTTGGTGGCTGTTGGAGCGGGGTTCGGAGTGTAGGCTCGAAAACGAGCAATGGCTCCGAAAGTACCGGTGTGATACCTTTTATGAAAGTTGTCGATGCGGAGATGCTTGCTTTCTCACAGGGCGTAACTCGTCGGGGAAGTTATGCGGCATATCTTGATATGTCACATCCAGAGATTGAGGAGTTTTTAGATGTTAGAAAACCTACTGGCGGGGATATTAACCGTAAGTCTACTAATCTTCATCACGGTGTTGTTATTGGAGACGATTTTATGGAGCTTATTGAGCGAGCCACCAGAACCGCTGGATTTGATGATAGCTGGGATCTTATTGATCCCCATTCTAATACTGTCGTAAAAACTGTATCAGCAAAAGCACTTTGGGTAAAGCTTATACAAAATCGTGTGGAAACGGGAGAGCCATATATAATGTTTGGAGATACTGTGGATGAAGCAACTCCAGAGTATCAAAAGAAGCTTGGACTCAAAGTACATCAATCGAATCTTTGTTCCGAGATTACATTGCCCACAGATAAAGACCGCACAGCGGTATGTTGCCTGTCGAGCGTAAATTTGGAAGAATACGATGAATGGAAGCACAATGACCAGTTCATACCTGACCTAATTCGTATGCTTGATAATGTTTTGGAAAATTTTATAACAGGAGCTCCAGATCAGCTACATCGCGCAAAATATAGTGCGAGTCAAGAGCGAAGTCTTGGGCTCGGAGCGATGGGATTTCATGCGTATCTACAGCGTCATAACATTCCTTTTGAGAGTGCGATGGCAAAAAGTAGAAATATGCAGATGTTCTCACGCATTAAATCGGAGGCGGATCGTGCAACAAGACAATTGGCTGAGGAGCGAGGCCCGTGCCCTGATGGAAAAGATTACGGTGTGCGCAACGCTCATTTGCTTGCTATTGCTCCTAACGCCAGTAGCAGTATTATCTGCGGTAATACTTCTCCTTCAATTGAGCCATAT